ACGGGCTCTGGAGCACCGATAAACATTTTCACCCCCGACGAGAAACGCCCTGATACTGAGCGAAGCTCTGAGGATAATCGTGAATATGTGGTCGGTGGTAACGGCAGTTACCTCGAAGAAACACACCAGCATTTTGTGATGATTTTAAAGGAAGACGGTACACAGCAAACCGCGCTGATTACCATGAAGTCTACTCAGATGAAGAAGTCTCGTAAATGGAACTCCATGATCCAGTCTCGTGTGATGAACGGTACGAATGGCGCGTTTACTCCGCCACGTTTCTCGCACATCTATCATCTCAAGACTGTTTCGGAAGAAAACAGCAAGGGCTCTTGGCATGGATGGGAGATCTCGTTGGAAGGTCCTATTGAGGACGCTAACTTGTATAAAAGTGCGAAAACCTTTGCTCAGTCGATCATGAAAGGCGAAGTTAAGGTCAAGCATGAGTCTGAAGAAACAAACAGTAGTGATATTCCGTGGTAACTAGGGGGCGCTATGCGCCCTCTTCCCCGAGATAATAAAATATGGAACACGCAAAAAGATTTGCGGGGATATTTGACGGCCTAAAACTAGCTTACGGTACTTATCGTATTGACCGGGCTGCTCCAAACGGGAAGCAACAAGGCAAGGCTGGTGTAGTAAAAAACCCTAGAACGCCGGAGACGTGGGAAGGCCACCTCTCTGGCAAGGGTGACGCTATAGGTATCATTCCGATCAACGAAGATAATAGCTGCAAGTGGGGCTGTATCGATGTTGACCAATACCCGCTAGACCATAAAGAATTAGTTGAAAGAGTTCGCAAGATGAAGCTGCCGATGGTTGTCTGTCGCAGTAAATCGGGTGGTGCTCATTGTTTTTTGTTTACAAGTGAGTGGATTACTGCAAAAGAAATGCAGGATACGCTCAAACATATCGCGGCGGCCTTGGGCTACGGGGGTTGTGAGATATTCCCAAAGCAAATTTCTCTGCAACTCGATCGCGGAGACGTGGGAAATTTCTTAAATCTGCCGTATTTTGACGCAGAGGACGGCTTACGTTACGCCATAAAGGATGATGGTCAGTCTGCCACGATTGAGGAGTTCTTTGAGCTGTATGATCGCTATGTACAGACTCCGGAACAGGTGTCTGCCCTAACGATTGAGGACCAAACTGACTCAAACATCATTGTAAAAGACGGTCCGCCGTGCCTTCAGACTTTGTGTACGCAGAAGATAAGCGAAGGCGGCAGGAATAATGGCCTGTTTAACATTGGCGTTTATCTACGCAAGGCATACCCCGACAGTTGGGAATCAGAAATCTTAATCTACAACGCTAAGTATCTGGACCCTCCGTTGCCTCTTAATGAGGTCAACCTTGTAGCGAAACAGCTTCAAAAAAAGGAGTACGCTTACAAGTGCAAAGACGCCCCGATCTGTGATTATTGTAATGCCGACGTGTGTAGAACACGGAAGTTCGGTATTGACGCAGCAGTGTCGGGTGCGACTATCGCAAACCTACGCAAATACAACTCGACTCCGCCTGTTTGGTTCATGGATGTAAACGGTCAGCCGTTAGAGCTAGACACCGATGCCTTAATGAATCAGATGGCTTTCCAGCGGGCGTGCGTAGAGCAGTTAAACTTTATGCCAAAATCGTCACCTAAGCCTTCGTGGGAAGGAAAAATCAATCATCTATTAACCGAGATGTCCGATACCGATGGCTCCATTGTCGAAGTATCTCAGGACGCTAGTATCTCCGGTCAGTTTTACGATTTGTTGGAAGAGTTCTGTAACGACATGCAGAAAGCGGAAAACAAAGAAGAAATACTGTTAAGACGTCCGTACACGGATGAAGATGAGAACCGCACATACTTTAGGCTTAAGGACTTTACTGCGTACTTACATAAGAATCGTTTCTTTGATTTTAAGTCTCATAAGATTGCTCAGCGACTACGCGATATAGATGGTAGTGCAACGTCGGTTAAAATCAACGGCAAAGCCACGCGCGTATGGACTATTCCGGCATTTCAAAGTTACTCGACGTCCGTTAAGACGCCGAACCTCGAGACTAAACAAAGTGAGGCGCCTTTTTAGTGTTTAGGATATTTGGTCCTCCAGGAACAGGTAAGACTACCAAGCTCTTAAACATGGTAGATCAGGCGCTATCAAATGGGGTAAACCCTCAGGAGATAGCGTTTCTTGCTTTTACTCGTAAAGCCGCTTCTGAAGCTAAAGAGCGCGCTGCTGAGCGTTTTAACCTTAACCAAGACACAGATTTGTTTTACTTCCGGACGCTTCACAGCCTGACGTACAAACTTCTTAACTTAAAAGAGAAGGACCTAATGCAAGCCGCTCATTTTAAAGAGCTTAGCGAACGTATAGGGTTTCAACTCAACAAAATCAAACAGGTAGAAGTAGAAGACGGAAAGTCAGGGATAACGGAACATCCTATCTTGTCGATTATAAACTTAGCACGTCTCAAGAAAACCGATCTTAGAGCTGAATATAACTTAAGCAACATACACAGCACGTGGGAAGAAGTGCTGTACGTATCCGAGTGCTACGCCACGTACAAGTCGGCCAACCGATTAGTAGATTACACAGACATGCTTCGCTTGTTTGTAGAAAGCTCAGATCGGGTGTGCCCTACGTTCAAACTTGCGTTCTTAGACGAATCACAAGACCTTTCACCGTTACAATGGGACATAGCTCATGCCATCGATAAAAAATCCGAAAGAATGTACTGTGCAGGTGACGACGATCAAGCCATCTACCGCTGGGCTGGGGCAGACGTCGATCACTTCATTAACCTCCCAGGAGGAAGCGAAGTTCTCAGTCAAAGCTACCGGGTCCCTCGGTCAGTCCACAGTCTTGCTGAGCGGATCGTCAGCCGTATCCATCACCGTTTCCCCAAGCAGTACAATCCCAAAGAAGAACAAGGGTCTGTCCAAAGAATCTACGACATCCGAGGAGTAGACATGTCCGAAGGGTCGTGGCTTGTGATGGCTCAAGCCAACTATATGCTCACGGAGTTAGCCTATGAGCTTAAGTCTATGGGTTATTTGTTTGAGCGTAACGGCTCACGGAGCATATCTAATAGCTTATCTACTGCGGTAAACAGTTGGGAACGCGTCCGTAACGGCGGTTTAATCCACGTGGAGTCTGCTCAGATAATTTATAAATACATGTCTAGCAACGGTGCCCGAATAAAACGCGGTAAGAAAAGAATAGTGGGTAAGGACGATGCCTTGCTTTCTTTTGAAATGCTTGTGGAAAATCATGGTTTGTTAGTTTCTAAAGATATGCCGTGGTTTGAAGCTCTCGATAAGATACCGGACAACGACCGGATATATATCACAGCTCTTTTGCGTAGAGGTGAGAAGTTTAACGCAGTGCCTCGTATTAAACTGTCCACGATTCACGGAACTAAAGGGGGCGAAGCACAGAACGTTGTTATCTTTACGGACCTAACAAATGCCGCACAAAACAATCCGGGAGATGATTTGCATCGCGTATTTTACGTAGGCGTGACTCGCGCCATGGAAAACCTCTTCATTGTTGAACCCCAAGATTTCTCTCGAGCTTATAATTTATGAAAAAACAAGATATAGACCCATTGTATTACAGCACCTGCCAAAAGTGCGGTAATGGTAAAGCGACTGCCGTCGTAAACGTGAAAGAAAACAAAAGACTTGGATGGTACTGCGCTGAGTGTCAGAACTTTTCTGAAGCTATTTTCAGAGAAACCACCTGGAGAAATGATAGTGGCAAATAACAAACTACAGATGGCTATGTTTCCTCCAAAATCAGACTGGCTTCCACCGGAGCATCCGTTCCCTGACGCGGTCCTGGAAGCAAAAGAAATAGCCATAGATGTCGAAACACGCGACTCGGACCTTAAGACCTTTGGTCCGGGTTGGCCTACCAAAAACGGTGAAGTCGTGGGCTACGCTATAGCGGTCCCAGGGTGGAAAGGCTACTTCCCGGTTAATCATCTTGGCGGCGGCAATATGGACGCACGGCAAATAAACAAATGGCTTAAGAAAGTGTTTGAAGCGCCAGGCGATAAGATTATGCACAACGCTCAATACGACCTCGGGTGGATACGTGCTATGGGTTTTGAGGTTAAAGGCCGAGTCATCGATACCATGTTGACCGCTGCGCTGCTGGACGAAAACCGATTCAGCTATAGTCTTAACGCACTTTGCTACGATTACTTGGGAAAAACAAAGTCGGAGCAAACACTTACTGCTGCGGCTGTTGAGTTTGGCGTGGATCCTAAGGGGGAGATGTGGCGGTTGCCCGCTATGTATGTGGGTCCTTACGCAGAAGTCGATGCCGAGATTACGCTCGAGCTTTGGGGGCACTTTCAAAACCTGTTGAATAAAGAAGAACTTTGGGACATTTGGAATCTTGAGACAGACCTGCTTCCGTGTCTGGTTGAGATGACGGAGAAAGGCATACGCTTTGACGTAGACCAAGCGGAACGCACAAAGCAGCACCTTCTAAAAGAGGAAAAGCAAGTCCGCAAGAATATCAAACATATTGCAGGATGTGACGTGGAAATCTGGGCGGGAGCATCAATAGCTAAAGCGTTTGACAAAGTTGGGATTACATACCCTCGAACGGAAAAAGGCGCTCCAAGCTTTACTAAGACTTTCCTCAGTGAGCATCCTCACGAACTTGCACAGTCTATAGTTAGGGCGCGTAACTTAAATAAAACCCAGGGCAGCTTCATCGACGGGTTAATTAAGCACGTAGCGCGCGACGGTAGGATACACAGTCATATCAATCAAGTGCGTTCTGATCAAGGCGGCACAGTCTCTGGCCGCATTTCGATGAACAACCCGAACATGCAACAAATCCCGGCGCGTGACCCTGAAATAGGTCCCCTTATCAGAAAGCTGTTTTTACCCGAAGAAGGGGAGAAGTGGGCTGCAATAGATTTCTCGCAGCAGGAACCACGGATCTTGACTCATTACGCCAAGGTTTTTGGTGATTACCGAAATCTCAATATGCCCGGTGTCGAGGAGTTTGTGCGGGCCTATAACGAAAACCCTGACATGGACTTCCATACGATGGTTGCTGAGATGGCGGATATCCCTCGTAAACAGGCAAAGGTAATTAACTTAGCCATGATGTACGGCATGGGGGCACAGAAACTTGCAGGACAACTAGACATCCCTCTAGAGGACGCTAAGGCCCTTGTTAAGAAGTACCACAAGCGCGTACCGTTTGTTAAAGGACTTACCCAGGGCATACAGCGCCACTTAGAAGATCCGCGCTCACCGGGCTCTGTGCGAAGCATAAAGGGGCGTAAGTGCCGGTTTGATTTATGGGAGCCGGACAGTTTTGAAATGAACAAAGCGTTGCCTTACGAAGAAGCAGCCGCGGCCTACGGACCAACGACAAGGCTTAAGAGAGCTTACACCTATAAGGCGCTGAACCGGTTAATTCAGGCAAGCGCCGCGGACATGACCAAGCAGGCCATGGTTGACTGCTACAAGAGCGGTAAGACCCCCATGCTGCAAGTCCATGACGAGCTGGCGTTCAGTGTTACAGATGCGGCAGAGGCTAAAAGTTTATCTAACATTATGACTAAGGCGGTGGAGTTAGTCGTGCCTAGTAAATGCGACATAGAAATGGGCGAAAACTGGGGAGAATATGTTGAAATTGCTGAGTAGTATTATATAATCTCATACAATAAAGTTTAGGAGACTGTCTTGGATACTAACAAATGGAAATCGGTGCTTCTTCCTCGTGAAGTGTACGATCAACTGTACATCGTATCGAAAGTAGAGGGGCGAACCTTAAGCGGACAGCTTCGTTTAATTTTCGATTCCTGGGTTAACGAAAACCTAAGTCAAAAAGATCGTGCTTATTTGCTTGAAGAAATAGAAAAGAAGCGTCTTCAGGAAGGACGGCCGCGTCCTGAGTTTACGCTTTGAAAATAACGATTCAGCTAGATGAGCAGGACATTGAGGAGATATTAATTTTGCTTGAGGAATATCCTGAACTTTTGCAAAAACTTAGTGAATCGTATCGTTTTCGTTATTCCAGTCCATCCAAAGTAGATACAAATTAATTGGGTCTAAAGACTTTTCGCAATCTGCGCAAATGGTAAGTTCTACTTTTGGCATCATGTCGGGGTCTCCCTGTATTGTCTCTACATAAGCCTGAAACTTTTTTTCACATTTTGGGCAAATAAATAATTTTGCTTCATCATCAGTCGTTAACTCGTCTGTTTCTGTAAAGCCAATCTCTAAGGGTATCAATGGGGATGTCATATTGTTGGGCTATCCACTTAACAGAGCGTTTTTCAATGTTTCTAGCATAGCGGACGGCTTCTACTATTTCAAAAGGATATTTGGTAGCGTGATGCGCTTTCATTTCTTTCCCTTACCGTTTGTAAAGCACAGATAATATAGGAAAAAAATGTGCGTGACAACTTGATCTAAGTACTTGTAACATATTTAATGTGCATTCATATAAAAGGAACAACTTATGACCGACGCAAAACACCTTTTAAATCAAGCGTTTAGCGAAAAAGAACTAATAGAATGGAAAAATTTAAATACTAAAACCTGGAATAAAGATATAAGAGCTGTTGCAGATTTAATGAAAGAGCACTTTGAAGACCCCGAAGCTCTTCTTACGCATTTAGTAAAACACGTGCAAAATGCCCGAAAGGAAGGTTACCCTAAGGATAATTTTCATTAGTTTGTTGACAAAAAAATATAAACGTTCTAGCTTGTAGGTGTTGTACCTCCCTGAGAAGTGATTATACCCGTGGTTGAGCAATCTCCCGCGGGGTTTTTTTTGACTACAATTTACCTTCCTTTACTAATGCTAAACGGTTAGCTTCTTGCGCAGCGGCTATGTCTTTTTTATTTTGCCCAGTGTACGGAACCGCCAATCTTTCTTTGATAAGGAGTTTCGTAATAGCTCCTTTTCCCGTCTTGAACTCGCCCAGAAATCTTCCAAACTTTCCTTTCTCTTTTGTTGTGAGAGCATATGTTCTTCCCACGACGAGAGCTTTTTGAACGTATTCTTTTGCGAGGAGTCCATGAGCTTTCTCCTTCTTATTTCTTGTGCGACATTCGGGAGTATCGCAACCGTGAAGACGAATACGCTCATTGCGACGCCAAGTATCAAACCCAAGATCAATGTCCACATCGACTGTATCCCCATCCACGATTTTTATAATGGTTGCTTTGTATTCGTACATTATCCTACCTCCACCTCTGCTTCTGTCTCAATCCAAACCTTTGCCCCGCATGAAAGCGGTTTGTCCGGGCTGTAGACCACGGTGCTCGGCCCATGGACCTGGACGCGGTTGCACTTGCGGTTTTCTTTATAGGTCTTGACCGTTAGTACGGGAAGGTCTGCGCCTTTGGTGTTGGCCCTGATGTGATGCTGGTTAACGTGGATCTTGGTTTTCATTAATACACCCTCCAGAGCATATAATTTCCGTCTCGCTGCTTACGCGTCGTGGCAAGCATGTTGTTGCGGCTGAACAGCATTTGCGCCGCCTTGGCGTCGTTTAAGGTTTCTACAATGACAGATTGTCCTTTTTTCATCTTGAGCAATGGCGCGTATTTAGATTCTGCGCCTGGTTTGCGTTCTGGGACGGGTATATTGTCAAAAAATTTAAATTCCATGTTTTTTTCCTGTCAAAAATTGTTTAAGCTTTACTGTAGTTTTTCTCCTTTATTCACATTAACACAACATAGAATCGCATACAATGGGCTACCCGCAAAAAATATCTTACCCCGACAAACAACAAAAAAAAATGCGAAGTAAAGAAATTGAAGGGCACGTGCAGGACTTTTTAAACAAAGGCGGAGTTATTAAAAAACTCCTACCCGAAGAATCGGCACTACTCGAGAAAAAGCACCCAAAGTCAAAAAAATTATTTAAAGAACAAATGGCTTCCAACCTTCCGGGTCAACTCCATCTCTGAGGACCAATCAGGAAAAACCGCGTCCGTGTGGTAATGCGTGGCCCCACCCACTACGTCAAGAGTAGTCGAAAGACCCGCAACACGAACCGCTTTCACCCAGGCGCGATCTTCAAATACCCTTTCAGGCTTACCGTCACAGTAAAATGAAAATTGGCACTTGTGGCGCACAGGTAAACCCGAAGACCACGGGCCCTGCTTCACCACCTTACAAGCATCACTCGGATAACGCGGATCACGGACACGGTTTAATACCACGTTGCCCACGGCCCACTGGCCGATAGAGCTTTCTCCACGCGCCTCGAAGTAGATTGCGAGAGCTATACACATAAGTTGTTCCATGGAATCGTAGGCTACTATAAAACCGGTTTATATATATATAGGAAATAAAATAGAAAATAAAAAAAAGTATAAAAATAGCCGTAACCGGTGTAACCGTGTAACCGAAGGCCTGGAAGACCCGCCAAACGTGGGTTTGAGCGGTTACGGTGAGGTTACGGTGGTTACACAAGGTAGCTTAGGGTCAATATCCGTTATATACGAATTATTTTGTTTTTTTTTTTTTTTAATTTCTTCTCTATATATAAAAGGAAGTTTTTTGGTAAGATTCGTCCACATGAAGAAATCAATTTTAGCTAAACCCAAATATAAAGATCAAAACAAGCCTAAGCGAAAAGTCGGTAGGCCTATTGTTTCCGAAACTACTAAGCTTTCTCGAAAGCAAGAGTTGTTCGTTAAAATTTTGGTCAGTCAGGATGGGCAGATAACTAAGCGGGATGCCGCCATCGAGGCTGGTTTTCCGGCCAGTTCTGCTCACCAACGTGCTTACGAGATGACCAACCCCGCAAAGTGCCCCCATGTTGTTAGAGCAATACAGGAGTATCGAGGGGAGTTAGACAGAAAGTACGGTATAGATTACCAAAGGCATGTTCGAGATTTACAAAAGATTCGTGATGCGGCTTTTGCGGATAAGAACTATTCTGCGGCCGTTATGGCTGAATATCGCCGCGGGCAAGCCCAAGGCAACATTTACATCAACAAGTCTGAAATTCGTCATGGTACAATCGACTCAATGTCAAAAGACGAGGTTCTAAAAGCCCTTAATGAACTCCGAGGCCAGATTAATCCCGTGGGAGTCGTCATCGACCACCAAGACGACGAAAAAGAAATCGACGGAAAGCGCCTTTTGGTCTCAAGTCAAGAAAGCGATAAAACGTTACAAGCCACAATGGAAAACAACTAGATTAGAGTCTTGGGCTATGCCCGGTGTCCCTGACGTCCTACTTACGGATTCTAGTGGTCGTTTTCAATTAATCGAGCTTAAGAACTGTCCCGGCAAAGCGGTAAAGCTCAGTCCCCATCAAGTAAGTTTCCTGTCGGCTCACGCCAACTCTTTAGTTTGGCTTTTGGTCAGGCACACTCCGGCCTCTGCCCCTGATCAGTATTATCTCTACCGGGGCGACCAAGCCCCTGAAGTCAGTAAAAAGGGTTTGCGTGTGGAAGCACACCTTACTGATTTTAGTCTCGAACCCATTTTAAGGTTGATTGATGCACACAAATAAGGTATATAATTACATACGAGGTATCCACAATGTTACTTTCAGACGCTAAAAAGCAAATAATGCAATGGCTGCAGGAAGGCGTGTCTTGGCGTCGGGAGATGGCTGAAGATCGGTACAAGGTCTGTTTAGATTGTCCGAATTTTCGTAAAAAAGTTGATCAATGTGCAAAGTGCGGATGCTATATGCCAGCTAAAGTTTGGTTAGCCTGGGCGGAATGCCCCGAAAATAAATGGGGCGCAAGAAAAGAGGAATAAAAGAAATGATTTACAACGAACTAATCGCGTTTGACACCCCCGAAAAAAGCAGAGTATTTGAGGTTTTTTACGAAATTTTCCCTGCGGAACCTGATGTTGGCTATTTTGGTAATGGGAAAGATAGCTTAGAAATTATTGAGGTAAAGCTGAGACACGGTTTGCGCGGCAAACGCATAGAGCCCTCTTGGGAGTTAGCGGAAAATTTGGCTCATATCATTTACGACGGGATGCGATAATGTTTTTATTTATATGGTTAGAAAAGTACATCAGGGGCGGCAGCACGGAAGAAACTCTGGAAAAAATGAAAGAGAAACAATTAAAAAAAGGATTGCATTACACACAGCAATCGCATATAAAAGAGCTGCAAACCAATAAACCCGAGGAGAAACACGATGGCAACTTATTACCCCGAGACCGGAACAGTAGTAGATGAATGGTGCGTGGATGACGTTCAGCAGCAGCGACCGGATTTAAACTGGGAGCAAGCTTCGGATGTTCTCATGAGCATAGCGCACAAATTTGACGCCAATATTGGCATAACCTGGGACGTAATTGATTTTACGGCCGAGCACTTGTACCCCGAGGAGAAACGCTAATGAGTTATTCAATTGAAAATCTTAGGCTTATTTTAAAGATCGCTTCTTTAGCGGAGCGTGATCTACGTTCCGATTTAGATTCTGAGGAACAGCCGTACAGGCAACCCGAAGAGCAGGAGCAGGGGCTGTCTAATATCGGTGCTACCTATCTATCTGATGCGTTTAGAGAAGTTACACGGCTAAAGAATTACACTCAAAAATTAATCGAAGAGAAGGAGGACACTTAGCTTGTCTTTA